ATCTCTGAAAGCTGTTAAATTTCCTTCAACTAACTTATCAAAGTCTAAATTCTTTCTTATGAATTTACCATATCCTGGTATTTCAGTTGTTAGTAGTTCTTTTAAAGCTTTAGCTTCAGCAGTATCTTTTAAAGCAAAACTTCCTGCAAGTATTGTTTTTAATTTTTCACCGCTTGTTTTTGCTAAATCTTCTACTATACCAAAATTACTGAAGAGATCGTCTTCTATAGCGGCGGATGCTCCTGCACCTAATGATTCTACTGCATTTCCTGCATTTAATCTCTGTAAAAAAGAGGGGCTAACTATATCTTCTTCTCCTAATTCTTTTCGTGCTTTTATTGATTCTTTTAACTGTGCGTTTACCTCTGAAATAGAATTGCTAAGTATTTGAAATTGTCTTATTTGAGCTACATTTGACGGAAGTGCTCCAGTAATAGCATTTTGATATTCTTTTCCTTTAGCTACAAGTGCATCTAGTATTTCTTCTAACTTTTTCATTTCTTTTTTATATGCTTTTACTTCATCTGTATTAAAGATTTTATCAAAAGCAATAAAAGCTATACCAGCAGCTATTGTTAGACCTGCAAGTATAGGTAAAAATCTTAGAAAAGCTGCTCCTATAATTTTTAACTGACTAAATAATCCTTTAAAAACATTTGTTAATTTTGTATTTGCTTTTGTAAGTATGCCAGTTTTTCCAGTAGTTTCACTTAACTCTTTTGCTCGTTCACCTAGTATTACTGAATTAGCAGTTAAAGCTGCTCCTAATCCTATTTCACCTGCACTTACTTGTTGTAAAACGTCTGCATTTTTTGATAGAAACTTTGCATTAATTTCAGCACTTCTTGCAGCAACGGAAAAAGCATCTGCTTTGTTTTCTGCTGCTTGTAATTGTTCTACAAGAACAATTTGTTGTCTTATTTGAGCTAACTCTTGTTCTTTTAATGTTTTATTCTTTAAAGCTCTGGTTTGAAGATTTTTCTGTCTAATCTTTTCTGAGTTTCTTAATTTTGTTAATGCAACATTATACTGTTCAGTTGAAGCGGCTCCGTTAGCTATAGATTTCTGTAAAACTTGAAAATTACTTGTCCCTAATTTAAAATCTTTAACTCCGGCCCTTGCAGCAACTATCTGAGCTTGTGCAAACTTTGAAAGCTCACTCGCGGCTTCGGAAGCCTCTATAGCAACATTAGCAGCTCTTGATGCAAATCCTGTAAGTGCAGGAATCATAGTACCTACAATAGTACTACCGAATAGTAACATAACTCCAAATAAAGTTGTAGTGCTTTCTGCTAGTTGACCTAAAACATACTCTAGTCCTACGGTTTGGTTAAAGAAGTTAAATATATCTTTTGTTAAATCTCCAAAAGTTGCTCCCAATCTTTGATAGGCTGTTGGCTCAGCATTTTTTGCTATCTCCCCAAACTTAGCACTACCTTGTTCAAGAATAGCATTCATAAAAGCTTGTCGTCTTTCCATCTGTGTTAAGGCATTTGCACTTTTACCTAATTGTGCCGCATATTGTTCTACAGCATCGTCTAAACGAACCATAATACCTAATTCATCAAGAATTTCTGGTTCTAACTTAATTGCACCTCTTGTAAGACGATCAAAAGCGTCCGGTAAACTTCTTCCTAAAGTAAGAGCTGCACCTTTTGCAATCTCTGCTAATCCTTGAAGTTCTTTTGCTCCAAAGCCACCAGATATACCTAAAGCAGCTGCACTAGAAGCTTGTTCTAAACTTAGAGCTCCACCTGTTGCATCCCTTAAATTATCTGCAAGAACACTCAAAGTTCTACCAGATTGATTACCTACAATTTCTAACCCTTCTCTTAGTTTTGTGAACTCTGCTGCTCTTGATAATGCACCAAAAGCTGCTGTAGCAGCAAAAACGTTAGCAGCTAAAGTAGCATATGCACTAACTAAAGTACTAGAGCCACCACCGCCATCTGTTCCGATAGTTTGAGCCATTTTTGAAAAAGACTTAGAACCTGCTAAATTACTTTGGTATAGACTTTTTTGTTGCTTATGAAAATCATTTCCAGACTTTTTAGTTTTTTTCTGTGATTTATCAATTTCATTAAGACTTTTATTAACTTTTTTCGCACCTTTGTCAAGTTTCAAAAACCCCTCAGAGGTAATTTTTACTCTTAAATCTGCTATTACTTCGTTTGTCATTACTTTTTGTTTTTTATTCTATCGTACTCAGCTTTTAATTTTTTCTGAGATTTTTCAATAGCTCTACTGTCTAACCACAGTATAGTTTCATATACATAGTCTATTTGATTATTTCTAATATTATAGTGTTTTAACAAAAACTCAAAATTTGTAAAGTCTTTGCCTGTATATCCAATTTCAGGATATATTTTGTCTCCAAGAGAATTAAATATGCTAATAGTGTTTATTACTATGTCTGGGAAGTCTTCCCAGTCAGGAGGACATTTATCCCAATCAATTTCTTCGCCAGTTTGCTCACACATCATGAGATACTGGTCTTTTGTCATACCTATTTCTTTATTATTTAGATATAGCTCCAGACGCTTTTTTATTTTTTCCTGGTTGTTTACTACGAAAGTTTTCTAAATCGAAGACTACCTCATTGAGCCAGTTATCAAACTCAGAAGAATTTTCGACCAAAACTTGTGCATTATCTAGTGAATAATCCATCTCTTCTTCAGGATTTTGACCTGCTAGGTCAACTAAGATTAAGTCTTCTAAGTATGAAAGTTTTAATCCTTTCCAGCCTTTAACAGTTGCTTCTGTAAATTCTTTTACAAATTTTTCGTCATCTAAAGATTCTTCAAATGCTCTTGTTTTTCTATTGAACTTGTTTGAAGTACACTTTTTTCTTAAGTTTACTAATTCTTTTCTTGATAAATTTGCAAGTTCTACTTCAAATCCATCTAATCCTGGGAACTCAGCCCATGTTGTTTTACTGTCTACCAGTAACGATTTTAAATCCATTTATTTTCTCCTAATATGTTATAATGGTTCCTAAATTTGCGGGACTATTGACTAAACGAAAGTCAATTGTCTGCGTATAAGCTTCAGCAACGTTGCTTCTTTTTGTAAACATACAACCTGTAAGGTTGGCGTTTAAGAAAGTAGAATTATTAACTATTGTCTTAATTCCTACATTTGCTGAAATATCAAATGATTGAAAAGTAGCAGAATTATTACTTGTTAAATACTGTGTAATATTTCCACTTACTACTCTATCTCCTAATGTATAAGTTGTCGGATACATTGCATTTCCTGCATTAGTAACTGACAAACTATTTTGTAACGTTTCAAAAGGAGTCCAATTGATATTGTTTTGCACTTGTAAAGTTGTAGTAGCAAGATTCGGTACATCTACTGAATCAACTTCTACATCTAAAAGTGATAAGGTGGGAGTTCTAGTTGAACTGGCGCTTACCAGAGAACCTGGAAGCGAATAACTAGCATTTCCCACTCTACTTAGCTTTTTAGCTGCTCCACTTACAGTTAATATAAGTGGTGAGCCTTTCGCTAAATTAAACTCTCCTTGAGTAATTACGCAACCTTCTAATTTGAAGGTGCTTTCTCCAGTTACGATATATAAGTCAAACGATTTTAATAATTGTTCTCCATTACTTGTGTCGTAATCTGTTAGAAGACTTTTTACGATTGATTCATCTTTCTCTTGAGTTAGATGAACTGCAAAACTAAAGTTCGCAGGATTTGCTTTTGTTATAGTTGTTCCCTGAAACATCTTTGTCTGATCGTGCAAAGTCTTTACTTCGTATGCATCTTCCGCGAATGTTTGTGAGAACGACACTTCAGGAGTCGTTTTAATTAAATAACGACTCCCATTGTGTACGATGTGTACACTACTTTCTCGAAGTAGATTGTACGCTGTCATTGTTATACAGTGACGTCTGTAGTATAAGTAGAATCAGAATGACTTGTTAAACCTTTATATTTAACTGTCATTTCGTCTCCTGTTAATAAGTCAGTACCCTGAGCAGCAAATTCAACAGTTGTTGAAATAATGTCCGCTGTTTCAATTGTAGGTATTTGTAAATGAGCTTTTGGTAAGTCAAATTCAACTACTGGAGTAGAAGAAGACCCGCCGCCCATAAATAGACTCATATCAAATGCGTTGTTAACTAAGTCAGTAGCTGCTGTTAAGTCAGATAGTAACGAGTTAGAACCATTTGCTTTAGTATCTAAATACATAGTTAAAGAACCACTAACCTGTCTAGCTCCTGAGAAAGATCCTACTGGAACGTCCACAAGACCTAAAGTTTCTGGTGTTACATAAGTAATATTGTTAGCAATAGTTAGTGAGCCACCTGTGATATTAATATCATAAGTAGTTGTACTATCTGATGCTCCAACTTCTAATACGCCTGAAGCATTTTTTGTATGCGTNAAGCTTAGAGTTGATAGNTTATTTCTTAAATAATCNCCATCACTTGGTGCAGTAGTATCTACGTAGTTATACGCTTCAGTATATGTAGCTGCTGAACTTATTGTTTCAGTTCCATCAGTAACAACTGTTATAGCTTTTGATGGGTCTTCCACTGCTGTACTTACTTGGTCAATTGTTGTTGCATTTCCTGACCAAGAGATAGTAGCGATACCATCAATTGAAAAGTCAATTTCTGCCTGGTTTACTTGACACTCATTTAGTCTGTATGTTGTGTTTTCTAATGCAAAGAATATTGAAAGTTTCAATAATTCATGATGGTCTGACCTTGCGAAAGATACATCAGCATCTGTTGCATCACAAGTTACCGCAGTAGCTGAAGTTCCACTTTCTGAACCTCCAGTAATATCTTTACCTGCAATTGCAGCCCAAAGAATATTTTCTACCATATCATGAGTACCACTTGATCTGTGACTGTTTGTACCATGTTTAAAAGGTCTTACATAAGTTTGGAAAGACCATTCTGCTGGTGGTAAAGAGTCATTGAATCTTTTTGAGCCTCTATTTGGAGCAGCACCTGCTTCACTAATTGTTACATCAGTAGCATCACTACCCTGTGAGAAACTATATCCGTCTAACACACCTAATTTGAAGGTATTTGCATCTGTGCCATTACCTTTAAAAAGTCCTGTAGGTAATCTGCTTCCTTGTGCAGTTAGAGCGCTAACTCCATCTACAACTAATGCAAAAGATGTACCTGTACCTGTTGATGCTGTTTGAGTTGCAGTTTCATTATTTACGAAAGCTGTTCCTCTAAAGTTATTTATAAGTGCTACTGAAGTTACGGCTCCTGAATTAACAGCATTTACTACTACTTTTAATCCTGTTCCACTTCCAGAAGTTGTACCTAAAGTAAGAACGTCTCCTACAGCATGTCCTGAACCTCCTGTGAATCCGTCTACACTTAATACTGAACCACCACTTGCGTGTACTCCATTACCAGTTGAGACGAATACCGAGGTATTTCTTGATAGATTTAAAGCCATTTTGCTTATCTCCTATATTTACTTTGGAAAGGGTTTAGCTAGAATTTTCTGCTTTACCTGTTTCCTAATATCGTACTTCGACTACCATTTCACCTATACCTAAAGGAGATATGACTCCCTCATCTGTTCCTATTGATTGAATAGTTATAGATGTTGTTTGTAGGTTTGGCGATACTGTATCGTCATACACTAGTATGTCATTATCGTCAATTACTCTTTCGAGGTCTTCAAGTAATAGTGACAAAACTTCTTGAGGGTCATTTGCATCTTCTACATATGCCCTGATTGTTACTGTTAAAAATCTCCATTTAAAACCTCCAGGTTGATACTGTCGTGTTTCATCTCCTGCTACAACACATACTTTTGGGTATTGTTGAATTTCATCTAAAAATACTAAATGTGAGTCAGCATTATTAAAGATGTTTGAGTTAAACGGATGGTTTCCATCAATTTGTTTAAATTTACTTACAAGACTTTCGGCTATCTTTTTTCGTTGAGTTCTTATTGCCATTATATTCTCCTAAGTGTAAATTTTTTTCCTAAATCTTTTTGAGCCAAATTTCTTATGCTCTTTGATATTAAAGGCTTGGGGTTATACCCTAAAGGCCATTGCTTAGTGCCTAAGTTTTCAAATGTTGAGTAAACTCCCTGCCTATTTTTACTGGTACCTCCTCCAGTTAACATATAGGTGTATTCGCCTGTATATGTTTGACCTGTATCTCTTAAGTTTAAAAGTTGTACACTGTTGGAAAATATACCTGTTCTATTTATAAGAGCAGGTCTTCCCATATTTCTTCTAACTTCTGCAGGTAATCTTGCATTTATAAGTCTTTTTAATTTGTTTAATTCTTTTTGTAAAGACCCCGACTCTCTTTTATCCTCTGATCTTTTACCTGCAGCTTTGAGGTTAGAAACAGCTACTATATTCTTTGCCTGTTTACTTATACTGCTTAGTTTGCTTTTTAATTTATTAGTAGTTTTAGGCAAAGGAACAGAATAACTTGTTTTCTTACTAGTCCTGGACTTATACTTTTTTACTTTTTTTCCTGCTAAAGTATCTGCCAATTGTTCTGTTAATACAGTTTTTATAGTTTTTGAACCTTCAATATTCTGTGGCCCTATTTTTTGTATTTCTTTTAGTAACTTGTTTACGTCTGCTTCTCTTTCTTTTTTACTTCCCAGTACTTGAATACGAGCTCTTCCTACCATATTTTGAAATTTACTTTTATTTAAGTGGTCTTCTTTTGTTTTTAATTCTATGGTTGAAATTACTTTTCCGTCTTTTAAGCCTTGTAAATCTTTAGTTTTTAATTCTTCTATGCTATATTTTCCACCTGACTGTCGGTAAACTTCCATACCAGCTTTTAATTGATTAGCTGATATTGAGCCTCCTTGCGTAGTACTAATCTGACTTGCTATTCTTAATTTTCGTAAGTTCGTAGCTACTCTTCGTAGGTCTGTTATACTGCCTGTTGTAAACTTAGAGCCATCTCCGTAAGTTGATACGAAATCATCACTTTTTCTACTTTGTTTTCCGTAAGTTTCTATATCTCTAATGATTGATTCAATTGCCCTAATTGTCAAACTTAAACTAATATTTACGGGTTCCATACTTGTATGGTCTAATTCTACTATTACTTCAAGCTCTCTTGTTAGCTTAGTAACTGCTGTTCTTAGCTCGTTTACAGGTGCACTACTTTGTAATATTTCTAATACTCCCTCAAGCCTTTTGGTTTTAAATATAGGGTCGTTTAAAGCTAATCCTACATCAGATAAAAATTTATCTAAATTTGTTATTTGAGCTTTTTCTATTTCTGCAAGTTCATCTCGTAGTTTTCTTGTACCTGTAAATATTTTTTGTTTTTGCTGTTTTAGTAGCCTATCGTATTTTATTGTTTTGCCTAATACTACTTTTTTTGTAACATCTACCATTACTTATGTATCTTATAAAAATCCAATATACGTTTAATATGGTCTGGAAAACCTATGTTCTCCCTTAAACTTGTTGATACAGGATTTTGTATCTGTGCGCCTGAAATACTTAAGTTTGCTTTTCTTTCATCTTTTAAATAGTACTTAGTTAAATCAAAACACGCTAGTTTTAAATCTTCTGGTGTTGTTGCATACCCTGAAGTATACACAACTTTTACCGCTTTTCTTCCTTGAGGAAACATCTTGTCTCCTGTTTCAGTAGTTCTAAATATAGTATCTGCTACTTCATCTACCATATATTCATATTTTCCACTACTGTCGGAGTTACCTGTTATTAGTGTCGTATATGAGTCTGATTGCTTCTTCCTTTCGGCAACTGAAGTCACGCTCACAATTGGACTTTCATCGAGTATTATTGCATTAGTGTACTGATCATTGATGTCATAGTATTCTGTCTTTGCACTTGAATAATAGTCTACAAAACTCGTCCCGCAGTAGGTTTTTACTGCTTGACTGATGGCTGGAATAATTACATTAATCTTCGCATTCTCACTTTCTCCAGTAAGTCCAGCGAAGTTTTTATATTCTCTTAATGTTATTAAATCTGCCATAATTAAAAAGGGGGAGTGTTAGGTACACTCCCTGAAACCGTATTGTGCTAATATTAGCTAGCTTTGTACATCCAAGCCCACTTAGAAGTTGCACCGTCAATTAAGTCAGTGAATCCTAATCTCTGAGAAGCCACTAAGACTCTTCTTTGATTAATAACTTCGTAGTCAGATTCTACAGTAACGCCTCTTAATCTTGGCATTACATAGTTTCTTGGGTTAACTGCGATAGCTCCGAACTTAGAAACTGCTGGTGTAGCAAACTCGTCACATAATAGTACTCTTGAACCGAATACTTGACCAATTTCACCAGAAAGCTTAGTAGCCATGTCGCCAACTAGGTTAGCGTCTTGGAACTCTGCATCTTCTAATAGTTCGTAGTATGATCTTTGTGAAACAATATATACTACTTCACTTGGGTTCACACCATATTTACCCATGTTCTTTCTCATTTCAAGTAAGTCAGTTGCTACAATTTTATCAGTTGCAAAAGCAGTTCCTGATTGTGTATAGTCACTGTCATTTCTTGCTAAGTGTAGTAAACCTTCGAAAGAAGCTCCTGAAGTGCCAAAGACACCATCAGCATCGTCACCAGCTAAGATTGAGTTTTCAATTGCTCTAGCGTGTGACCTTACCATTGATTCTCTAATTAAAGGAAGAATCGGTAAGATTGCATCTTCTTCAGTCTCATTACCTAAGAATGATTGAGAGATAAGTTTTTTAGTTGAAAGAGTTCTTTCAGACATAGTAACCCCTGCATCGTCACCATAAGTAGCAGACCTCATATCTAAGTTGTCATTTGCTACAGCAGACCCTGAAGTAAATTCAGCGTAACCACTATCTGGTAAGATTGGGATAATCATGTTTGCAGAGCTCATTGGTATTTCTCTAAATAGAGGAGCTAATACTAATTCGTTCTGGATATCTCTTTCAATGTTTGTTGAAACGATTTGCTCGAAATCAGCTGATGAAACTTGAACACCTGAATGAGTGTTAACTTTTTCCATTACATTTTTAGCAACTTCACTGTCCCATCCTTTACCAGTCGCTAAACCAGCAAATTTTGCGTCAATAATATCTTGCTCAAAAGTTTTCTTCCAATCGCCTTGACCATTTCTGTCAGAGAAATGTCTTTTAGACTCTCTGATATTCATGATTTCTTCTGATTTCTCAGCTAACTGAGATTCTAGATTTTTAACAACTGATTCTAAGTTAGAATAGTTATCATTAACTCTAGACTCCACGTCATTCATAAGCTTTTCAGCTCCTGATAGACCTGCTTCAACTATAGTTTTAGTTTTTTCCTGATCTGCTACTTCAGCAGCTTTTTGAACTTCAGCTTCGTCAGTTGCTTTTTGAGCAGCTTCGTCTGCAGCCTTCTGTTCAGCAGCTTTTTGTTCAGCTTGTTTCATTGCAATTTCAGCAGCTGTATCTGCAGCTACTTGCTTTGCGAATGCCTCAAGATTGAACTCTGAGTTGCTTTCAGGAGATTTATTTTCTTTTGACATATTTGTCTCCATGTTATGGGATTCCTCCCTTCTTGGCTGCTCAACATTAACAGCGTCTGCTGATTCTGCTGGGTTAGCCTTATAAAAAGTTTGCTTATACTCGTTGTACTGCTCCATACTATCAAATGACTTGCTTAAGCCAAAGGTTGCCCCCTGGTTGCAAGGTACTGATACTACAGAAACTTCAAAAAGTTCTGCGTCCTTTATTTTGTATCCATCGGTTTCGGTCATATAATCGGCTTCCTTGACTTTGAAACCGACAGAAAAAGCTCCAAGGACACCGTCTTTAATTAGTTGTGTTACATCTCCAGCAGCTTTTGATATCTTTGCAGATATTTCTAAACCGTTTTCTGTAACTTTTAAATCTTTTGCACGACCAATTGGTTTGTCGTAGTTGTGATTGAACAATATAATTGGATTATTTTTGAAGTTCTCTAATCCACCTTTTGTCCACGCATCGCTTTCAATGATATCTCCAGCTCTGTCGAGTCCGTTAGTACTTGCTGAGCCTTTAATATCTATTCCACCATCATCAGTTTCACCTAATGATTTAAAAGTGCTAGTCCAATGATAAATTTTACTTGACATCTTTCTTCTCCACTTTCTTCTTAGCAGGTGCTTTTTTCTCAACAGGTACTTCTTTTACTTCTGGTGTGACTATTACGTCTACAGGGTATCTTTTTGAGACTACACTAAGTACTCTACTCCAAGAACCAAATGCTCTTCTTAATAAGTAATCTTTAACAGGAACATCATTTCCTTTTGCTTTATAAGCAGGTAAGCCCATTACGCCACCTTCTTTTTTAAAGTACTCAGAAAGAGACTTTACCATCATATCTTTTGTCATAATTATTCTTCCTCGCTTGGGGCAGCCTCTTCAGGTCTACCGCCTTGTTCCGGGTTTACGGCTGAGCCTGCTATATTTGCAGGTACTCTTGGCTCGTCAAATCCGGCTACAGGTTCTTTTCCTAATGCTTCTCTTGCTTCGTTAGCACTTAATATTCCAGTGTTAACTAAAGTAGCATAGTATGCTGCCTGGTCTCTCAATTCTGGTTGTAAAGCAGGAATTCCTGTTACATCTTCATTTAGTGAAAAACCAAAAAATCTTTCTAATGCATATCCCAGTTTTTTGACTACTGGTAGTACTGTCTCTAAGTAGTACAATCTATGATTAGGTCTAATGTTTGCATTATTACCACCGTCCATTAGAATTGGTGGTATGCCCATTGCTTCGAGAATAATTCTTTCATTTGATTTAATTGATTCTGCAAAGTCTAACTCTTTAAAGTTAATTTTTGATAAAGCGTCTACTTCGAGTCCGCCATCAAGTATAAGAGGTCTTTTACCTCCTGTTGTTGGATTATATCTAATACTCCAAGCTCTCATCATTCTTTCTTTTACTTTCTCTGAAAGAGTGTTTGGTGACTTAAGTACTAATCCTGGAACTGCTCCATTTTTGAAGAAGTTATCCTGGAAGTTTCTCATGCTTGAGAGTAACTGCATAGTTCTATATGCTGGTTTTAGTCTTGGTACACCTCTATAAATTGAATTGAAACTATTTTCTTTTATATGTATAATTTCACTCGGGCTGTAATCTATTGAGTTATCATATGAAAATCTTTCTATATACGTTTTATCGTCAGTATAAATAGTTATCTTGTCAGCAGGCAAATGATACATATGCGCTCCATCAAAGTAAATAAAGATGTTTCCATCTATAAGTAAATCAATTATAAGATTTCTTTTAAAAGTGCTTACATCTTGAAAAGGGTTAGGCTCTTTATTAAGTAATAAATCAACCTTAGACCTACGAATATTTTTTACAACATTAGTAGTACCCAGTACTTTTTCTCCAACTGCAAAAGGTATCTCTGCTACGTCGTCAACAATCATATTTACTGCACGGTTGACAATCTCTAACTGCTCATAAGCATTTCTATAGTTGGTTACGATTTCACGAGAATCAACAGTCATTCCCTCATTTCGAGATATAACGTATTGCGAAGGATTTAGTTTTTCCTCGCTATTTCTTCCTAAGAATCTATCATACCATGCCATATTTATCTCTCTGTTTCTCGACCCATCTTTTTTGTTTCTCTGCGTGTATCAGCTTGGGTCTTTTACCATATATTGAGTGCAACTTCATATGGTGGCTATGGCAAAGTGTTACTGTATCTTCATAAAGTTCTTTCTGATGTTCATCAATAAAGGCTTCTCGAATCTCTAGTATTTCTTGTTCGTTTTTAATAATTAATTTTTTCTTTTTTATCCAAGTTTCTAGTAGTTCTGTAAGCCCGTGGTAGTGATGAAAATCTAACTGTTCGGTGGAATCACATATAAAACAATTGCTTGATTTATTATATTGTGATTTCGCTTTATCTCGTACGTATTTGACTAAATCTCTTTTGAAATTCATATTTCTACTCTTAATTAGAATTATACCAAAAACATACAGCAAATGTCAAGAACTGTTTTTTACAGGTCTTATTAGAACGTTGTGGCTGATGTTTCAAATGTGTATAACGCGTATCGCATAGCATCGGCCATATGGGATGCCATGTTATGCTTTGGTTTCTCTTTTAATAAATTAGGGTTTGGGTCCCATTGATACTGGTCCAATGAGATAAGTGCTTCTTTGCAAGTTTGGTCGACGATTATTTCATCGTTATCGACTACAGTGGCTACATGTCCAATTCCATCTAATACAGATTTCTTAGCATTTATAGTACTGATATCATAATTTTGTGCAAAGTCGTATCTTGTTTGTTGAGCTGCAGAGTCAATATAAATATAGTCAATATCCCATTTATGAATTAATTTTTGAATCTGAACTGCATGTTGTTCTGTTGTTTTTTCCGCATCCATGTACTCATCTATAAGATAGTACTTTTTCGCATCCCAGTCATATGCGATTACGCAGAAAGCTGTAGGGTCTTTGTAACCTACGTCAAGGCCTGCAAAAACATCCATATTACTTACATCAATTTGAGATAAGTCTGCTATACAAGTCTCATGATTAAATGCCCATACTTGGCCTTCATAGACATTAAAGTCCGCCATATATTCTTGAGCAAATTCATTTTCCGACATTGTTTTTCTGGCTTCTGTAATATCGGACTCGGCAACACGAGGATTCTCGTGGTAAGTTGCTTTTACGGAACACCATTCTGGAAACTCTTCACTAAAGCCTCTGTAGTAAAACTCTGCGAAGTAATTGTTTCTACCCCTTGGAGTAGATATAAAGATTGCTTTGGAGTTTTCTTTGTCTAATGTGGGCCTGAGCGCAACATTGAAAGCATCCCTCCCATCTGTGAGAGCGGCCTCATCGAATATGATGAGATCATATGACCTACCCACCACCGAGTCAACCTGATTAATGGAACCCATACGAATCGTAGAGTTGTTAGATAGTTCAATAACTTTATCTTTTGCATTGTCTCTTAATACCTCTAAATCAAAATGTTTGATTAAATTTCTCTGCAAATCAAATGAGATTTGCGATAGTGAATAGTTGGGGGACATTAATAGTACATGACTGTTTGGTACTAAGCAAACCAGTTGTCCTATTATATTTGAAATGTAAGTTTTACCTTGACGACGAGAGATAGCCGCACATACAAAACGATATTTTGGGTTGTTAATAGCATTTATAATGGCTCTTTGTGAAGTATTAGGCTCTATACCTAATAATTCGAGATACTCTGTTATAGGAAGTTTTATAAAACGTGACTCTTGTTCTACGTCCATTAAATAATTACTGACTATATCTGTACGACTAATTTCTATCAATGTATTGTCTCGTCTGGGAATATGTTATCTTCTGAATCTATAAGTAAATCCAGTTCTTTTAGTTTAGTATAAAGGTAGCAGTAAGTGGCTGATACAGTTTTGATCTTCTTCTCTGCTGGTGATAAGTCTCTGAATTCTTCGACTTTCATTAAATCTTGTAGCATTTTTCCTGCATGTACTATGCCTTCTTCAAGCCATAGCTTTGTTCCGTTTGCAGTTGACATTATTTTCTCCTTCTTTTTAATCCTAAAGTTCGTTTTTGTGATTTTGGTGGACGCTTTTTAGAGCCTCCTTTGCCTGCCCAAAATACTTTGTTTGCCCAGTAAGCAGCGGAAGATTTTCCTTTCCTAATGTTTCTTGCATGTCTTGCCTTGAAACTTCTTCTTGCTTCTGGACTATAGTTGTGGCCCATTCCTTGGGCTCCAAACCTAATAATCTTTACTTTACCACCTACTCTTACACCTACTACGGCTTTCTTAGTTTTGTGGCTTGGGGTTTTCTTAGGTTTGTTAAGTCCGCTAAGACCTGCTCTTTTTAGCCTTGCTTTTTCTGCTGCTGTTAGTGCCATTCTTCATCCCTATAAGTAAAGATTTCTTTACTACTTTGTCGAGTCTACCCGACTTCATAAGTTTATTTATTTGTTCTAAGATATTATCTTCTTCTCCTTCTCGTCAATATAGTAGAAGGTGTTTTCTTTCCAAACTTTGCTCTTTTAGGGTTGACTGTTTTACCAAATCTTGGCCCTACTGCTTTTGGTGCTGCACCATAAAATCCACCAGGTGTGGACGTTGGTGACTTAGTGTTTACATAAGTTCCAGCTGCTGCATTTAAATCACGAGTTAAACCTCTTTTCAATACATGCTTTCTTAGCTTGGAAGTTGAGTGGACGCTTGGTCCGCTTAAAAATCCGCCTTGTCTTGCCATTTTTAATTCCTATCTACTCTTAACGAGTACTTTGGCTTATTAGCCTGTTAATGAGAACCTTGTTATTTGGGGTTCTCGGTAAATTTAGTAACTTTTTTAGTTGGCAGCCATACTCTAATTCTAAATGAACTGCCGCTTTTAATCTTTGTGATAAATCTAATAGCTTCTCTACTTCGTGAGTTAGATTATTCATATTTTACTTCTTCTTTCGACGTCTCCGTTTAGTAAAAGTACGAACGTTAGTGGGTCTTCCACCAACGCCTTGAGGTACTGCCCTCTTACGGCGAACTGCCGACCTTTTCTGAGCTTTGCTCATTGTTCTTGCACGTGCTAAAGGCACACACTTAGGGTATCCTTTTCGTGAGGTTTTTGCTTTACCCCTTCCACAAGGTTGATACTTACCTTTTTTCTTGGGTCTGGATATATCCACCCATTTTTCTTTAAACCACTTTGATAATCCGCCTTTAGGTTTAGCCATCTTGATGATGATCCATATCTCCATCTGCAATATAATTTGCAGCTGAAACTACTTCATACTCTGAAATTGCTATTTTATTTGTAAACCAAGTAGGTAAATCCGCTTCTGGATTATCTAAATGGTCTAATATCATTTGTGAGTGTGAGATTATGGTTTTACAAGATTTTATAACAGAAGCGGCATCTGTGTGACCGCCTTTCTGTACTAATACGAATTTTCCGTCTTTTAAAAGTTTAGCTTCCATTTTTTGCTTTCTGTTCAGCTGCTATCAATTTGTCCTTGATATCTACTGACCCGTCCCAGTTCTTATCTTTCCCTGTGACTATGTTTAATAATTGTGTTAGTTTAGTTTTAAACCAAGTTTTCATTTTTTTCTTTTCCTTGCAACGCCCATTCTATATTTTCCGCCACGTTGCTTATATGTTTTTACTAACCATCCGTTTGCATA